CGCTGCTGAAACAGCTTGACGAATGTCACTATGTGCTGAGTTTGAAGAGTTATGTGTGCTTACTGCTCCAGCTTCTTCTGCACCTATGTTTGCAGGTGTCAAATTGACATTGCCTATTCTATAATTTTGTTCGTTATTTCCTTTTACCCCAGTTACATTATTTGAAGACTTTAATTCATCGATTGCATCTTGTACATTTGTTGCTGTTAAACCACTAGTTGTATTATCATATTCAACAACATCTGCTGCAGTCTCTGGATGTAAAAGTATAGTATCAGCGTCTGATACTTTTTGAATGATTTGATATTTATTTATTGTTTGTGCCATTTGTTATTCCTCCATTAACAAAAATATATAGCTCCCTATTTCTAGGTTACTTGGTATTTTATCAACCGTTTGCATTGTTCTTGAACTGAGTTCTCCAATCTTCATTTTCTTTGGTTGATTATCGCTACCAAGCAATAAGAAAAAATCAGCTTTATCTGCTGATTCTAAAGTTATTTGTGTGTATTGTTGTAAGTCATTAGATAGCAAATTTAATTCTTCTGCTGTCTTATTTCCAGTTAGTTCCACACTATTTATCGATGGCTTATTATTTAATCGCAAGTAATCATTGCTAAGATATACCGACTTTGTTATGTCAATCATTAAGCTGTGTCTGTTTACTTGCGATTTAATATCACTCAATTTTATTACTCTTTCGTAAAACTTGTAATTTGTTCTGAAATAATACCGTCGCGATTTCGCCATCATAAAATCGCAATGTTACATCAAAACTACATATTTTAGGAACAAATTCCTTTGTTTCCTCTGAGGAGATTTCCAGGTAGTATAGATTGTCATCTACTTTGGTGCATCTTTTAATTATGCCTTGCTCGGCACACGAGAATATCACTTCTTTTATGAATTCTATCTCTTCTCCACCTAGCACATTCAAATCCAACCCTAGGTCATCCCCTTGAACTAAAGTTATGACTTCTACCATTTATACCTCCACCAATATTATATTGTTTATTATCGTTTCAGTATCATCTAAGTTTTTCTGAACCACCTTGCAATTCATCTCTTTTAGAACTTTTCCTTGCTTTGCTGATAAAACATAGTCAGATCTATCCGAATCTAAGTCATCTACGATTACAACACCAGCATCACTACCTTTGATTGCTAACATGCCCCAATAATCATTTTCTTCACTAGGAATAGGCGTTTTATTCTTATTAGAAACTTTGCAGAAATAACTACACCCTTCGTAGAATACCGTATCAATGTAGTAAGTGTTGTTCACATAGTTTGTTGTTGAATTCCAGTCTCCAAGGTTTCTATATGACTTTCCTTGCTTTGGTGCTGGAATGTTAAACTTGATATTTTTGTGCTGGTTGCTTGAGTTTGTTTGTATTTCAACACTTATTGGATCTTCTGAACCAATCTCCTGGCTTGACACTGTTAAGTTATCAATTATCTCGACAACTTTGTCTGATTTTGTGTTTGCACTATTTGCAGTAGCCACAGCATTATCTGATTTTGTATTGGCATTATTTGCTGTTTGTATAGCAGTATTTGAGTTTGTGACCGCTATATTTGCGCTATTTTCTGCGTTTTGGGCACTTGTTTCTGCGTTTCTGGCACTATTTTCTGCATTTCTGGCACTTGTTTCTGCATTTGTAGCCCTCGTATTAGCAGAACTTGCACTGTTTTGTGCATTTTGAGCGCTGGTTTGAGCGGCACTTGCACTTGCTTCTGCCGCCAAGGCTGCCCTTTCTGCATTTTCAATTCTATTAAAGGAATCTCTTGCAAGTTCCAAGGCAGTATTGCTGTTTTCGTATGCTTGAACTATAAGGTCTGGATTCCTTGAACCTTGCTTTGTTGCATATAGCACAGATTCTTCAACTTCAATTTTGATAATTTGGAAAGGTACAACCGTATCCGTTCCATCTGCTAAATAAGCAACAAATTGCATTTGCAACTCTCCGTTCACAGACACTGCATCTGGGATTGTAAAAGCAAAGTTAAGTTTGTCAAATGAGCTTCCGTAGGACATATTCTCATCTTCAGGGGTATACAACCCAATAGTCCATTTTTCTTTCCTTATATTCTTGAAATCCACTCTTTTTGAGTAGTTTTCGTATTCTTCGGGAAAGTGAACAAGTACTGTGGTAGCATTGTTTTCTCCAGCAATGACTTTATAATCTTCAATGTTTTCAATTGTATTTTGCTTATTTCTTAATAGATTTACGCTTATTCCTGCCATCACATCACCTCCCTTTTATTTTGCACTTGGATATCCAACCGCTTTATTCATTTCGCTTAATCCTACCGAACCGTTTAACATAGTTATTCCTGATGTGCTTGATATAAACCACATCTGGCATAATGCTCTGAAATAACTTGGCTTCCATTCTTCTGCACCGCCAGTAAAAGTTCTACCATCAAACACAACTGTCCATTTTCTTGTTGAAGTGTTGAAATAGACCTCATATGTGAGTTTGTTTGCTGGTGTAGTATTACTTTTGTACGATTCATCAAATACTGTCGTTCCGTTGATTATACACTTGCTTCCAATAGTCCATTGTGCTGTTAAATAGTTAAATGAAATTGTTGAAGTTATGTCAACTTTTGTATTCCCTTCGCAATCATACATCACAAAGCCACCGCTATATGTGTAAACTATCTTTACATGGTCGCAATAATACTTAGAAAAGCCATATCCAGGATTGTAGTTTTTTGTTCTTACCACGAGCATTGAACTGCCAGTGGATATCTCTGGGCTTTCTCCAGCTGGTGCTTTCTCAGGAACAATTTCACTTGTCACATAATCAGCAGACTTAAACCCCATTATTATGTTGTTGCCAAAGTATATTTCTCTGGTTGCTCCGATTCCATTCCTATTCCTAAACAATTGTTTACTGCCAAAGTATGCTGGCATTTTACACCGATATCAAATACAGCACTCTGTCGTATCTATTTGCTGGTACACTTGATCCAAAATAGACAATAAATGTTCCAGCTGGTGGACTTGATGTTGGCGCTGTGGTCGTGTATACAACCCTTTGTGATTTGGTTGAATTGTCAGCATTTAGGGTATGGTCTGATTCAACCGCATGATTTGATTCGTTTGAATGTTTAGAATAGGAAATTCTGTCTAATTGCACCCTAATGTCTTGAAATGAAACATTCCCATTTGTTGCAATTGAGACTAGATATAATGGCGCTTGATAAATTCCAGAAGGAATCTCTGACAAGTCATTTTGTGTTAGTTCAATAACAGATGTGTCACTTTGTGGTGTTACTTTTATTTGAAAACTTTGCGGTCTTGCTGATAAGTCAAACTCAGCATATACCTTTGCATATTGTGTTCTGCTTGATGGAATTACAAAATTGAATTGAATAGGAGCATCACTTATTCCAAAGTAGCCAAATGCATGTGCCATCCCTGGGCCAATGATTATTCCCCTATCAATTAAAGTTACCGGAAACCTATCTCTTTCACTAAAAACGACACCAGGAACAACTTGCGAATAAAAGTTGTAAATCTTGGCATCGAATGTTGGAACTATTTCATTTTTTCCAGTTACACTGTCTCCAATGCCTTTGAGAATATATCCCATTATGTTTTCCTCCTGTATCTTTTATCGTTATACATTTTCATTCTGTCCGTGAAGTCAATTCTCGTTTTGCCAAACACACAAGTGTAATAAGGATCATACATGTTGTATTTCAGCCCTGTGAAAATTGATTGATACTCTCTATCTTCATAGATTATTGTCACTTTATCTCCATATCTGAAATTCTTACACTTTACCATTGTTTGATTCTTGGCTAATTTATAAAGGATGCAATGGTTATAGATGTTTCCACAAAGTTCGCTCTTTGCTTTATCTATCATTGTGTACCCTTCACGAATTGCCGCTGTTTCATCCCAACTCACATATTTGCTTTGTGTTGGCAAAACTCTATGTGCATTTGTTGAATCTGAAGTTATAGTGTTGTCATCTAGCAAGTAGAATGTACCTTCTTCAGTTCCAAGGTCTTGGTTATAAAAAACCACCTTGTTATAGGTGGGCATTTCGTTGCTATCAAATTGTGGTTTTGATAGTCTTATATTGTCTTTGATTATATAGCCTTCCGTTGAGTTTTTTGCAATCTTGCATACCACTTTATTGTTCACAAAATCAATTGAAAAATCTAGGTATATGTTGTATGTGTCAAACAGCCAATCAATAAAGTCCAAAATGCTTATTGTGTCATCATTGCTGGTATAAACACAACTTGTATCACTACCAAAAGTTCTCAGTTCTAGTGGTAGTTTCTTTTTGTTGTCGTTTGTTTGTATGAAGGTATAATTCAATAGAACTTTCAGCCCTTGCACTCCATCAAACTTGCAACCGATTAAATCGGTGTATTTGAACACATTTATCACTGTATCGTTAAATAACTCTTTCATCTGCTTAAATGATATTTTGTGTTCGGTATTATCTATTGATGTTATAACCCCTAGTTCTACTAGTGAGCTTCCATCAATAAGTGCTATCAAATCTCCTTTGAAACCATTTGAGATGTTTATTATTGATGCAGTGCTGGTATTATTGGAAATAAAGTCATAGTCAATGTTGTAGTCTTTAACTACTCCACCATCAATGTATTCCAGATTGTTCCTTGCATAAATTCTATAATGAATCATACTAACTCCTTCTGGATTGAGTAAGTTATTGTTACCTTTCCAAAGTCAGTATTTCTGGCTGAGAAAACAAGTGTTGACTTACCTGTTGGTATGGTTATGAAGTTTGAGAATGTATAGTCTTTTTCGCCTATATAATAGACATCTTCTTTGACATACTCTCCATTGACTAAAGTGTAAAGTCCAGCTTCTTGTTTGTCTGGACTACTATCTATTATGAGATAGCACCCTTCATTCACAATTAAGTTGTATTTTGCTTGGTCTTTTGCCACTCCATCTTGCATTATTCTAACTGATGGTGTGTCTGTTACTCCCTCAACCCTTATTATGCAACTGGTTGGCAGATTCCCTTCATTATCAATGTCTACCGCAAGGTTATTACTACCGCCATAATAATATGGATAGTAGTATGGATACACCAATGGCTCTCCATACCTATTGAGTTCCAGAATTATCTTCTTATCTTGTTTCCATCTTGATATGCAAGTGAATTTAACCGCGCATTTCAAAAACCCTGTTTTGTAGTCAATTTCGGACTTTTTAATCTCGCTTATAAGCACCAACTTGTACCATTCAGTGTTCAACTTATTGTCATGTGATATTCCCTTTGTTGAATAATAGAGTTTCAAAGGTTCTTTTGTGTTTATGTTCCCAACGAACTCCACAAACTTACGAAAGTGTTCATATCCATTAAAGTAGAGATCTCCTGTTATGACTTGTTCACTTGTTTGGACTTCTTCAATAAATGTGGTGTTATCCACCTCATAACTTGTTATTTTTGTTTTGATTCCAAGCCCATCTGGATCTGCAAACATGTTCCCTCTGTGGTCATATGGATCCTTTTGTGTTAGATTCCATAGTTTTCCACTTTGATTTTCTAACCAAAACTTTCTCATATTTTACCTCCAAGTTCCCTGTTAATCCTATCAGCAAGCACATCTGCTACGAGTTCAGCGTTCTCTTGACTCATTGCTGTATCTCCATGTGCATCTATGTCCACATGAATATCCGAGTGTTGAGTATTTGAGTTTTCGCTTACTTGGTTTGTGTTTACATTGATCTCATCTCCCATGTCGGAATATGACGATTCCAGGTTTGTCATTGTATCAGCTTGTTTTTCAAGCGAACTGGTTAACTCTTTACTTCTGCCAGTCAAAAATGCGAATAAAAGTGCCAAAACCAGTATGACCGCAACAACCGCAAGGGCGATTGGTATAAGTGGCACACTGGCGGCAGAAACTGCCCCTATGCCACCTGCCGCACCATAACTTGCTATTGTTATTGCCTTAATAACTGCTACTATTGCTGTTATAATTGACACCACTTTTGGCAGCAAAATGACTATCATTAGCAAAAATGCTACAAACTTTTGTTGTTCTGGACTCATCCCCGCAAACCAATCGGCAATTTGTGTTAATATAGGCAAGATATTGTCCACAAAAAACTGTGTTATTTGCTGAATAAGTGGCAACAACTTTTCGGCTAGTTGCATGCTTACTTGCATGAACTGCTGTTTCATTCCATCCCAAGTTTCCTTGATTTGTTCTGCTGTCTGGACTTGTTGCTCTGTTGTTATTCCAAGAGCCATTTGCTGTTCGTTTAGTTCTTGAATTGTTTCAGCTGATGTTTGCATCACTTCCAAAACATTTAATGCATTATCTCCAAATAACTCATATGCAAGCGAATTTCTTAGAGTTATATTCTCCATTTCTGATAAAGAAAGAACAATATCATCATAAACATCAGACAAGCTTCGTGTGTTACCTTCATTATCCTTTGTTTGGACACCAAGTTTTTTTAAGATGTTGCTATATGCTGTGCCTTTGGCTAGTGCTATGTCTGACATAACTGACTTTAGACTGGTCATTGCCGAGTCATAGTTTGATGCATCTCCTGTTATTTGTTTATAAACATTTCTCATGAGTTGCATTTTCTCTATATTGACATCAAGTGCTTTTGCCTGCTCATCCAAAGCCATTGTTGATTTTGTAAATGCTGTTATTGATGCTGTTATTGTTGTAACCAATGCTGTAGCAAGACCTGAAAACACTCTAAGTGTTTTTTGCGATCTTTTGAGTGTTGATTCAATCTTATTAAAGCCACTGTTTATGTTTGCAAGGCCTTGCATTCTTTTTGAACCAGATGCATTTTCTATTTCATTGTTGTATCTTTTTAGTTCATTTTCAGCTTTTAATACCGCAACCTCTATTTTGTTGAACTCTTTTGCAGTTATATCTCCATTTTGAAATGCTTTGTTTGCTTCTATTTGTTTCTGTTTAAGTAGTGCAACTTTTTGTGTTGCTTGACCAACTTGTTCTTTTAACAAACGCATTTTCTTGGTGCTTGCTTCAATGTTTTTTGGATCTAGCTTTATTGCTTTGTCTAATTCTCTTGTCTGATCTGAGGCTTGTTTAAGTGTTTCGTTTAATTTTTTAACTTTCTGATCTATGCTATCAAGACTTCTGCCAACTTCCACTTTTACTTACCTCCTAATTATTTATTTTTCGCTGATATCTCTCATAGATTCTGTCATCCATGTTTTTTAGATTATGAATTGCTTTGTTTATGAAACGAGTTCCTTTTATGGTGCTTGTTCCATAATTAAGAATGTTTGCTATCTTTTGATATGGCACACCTTTTCGATTTTCTCCAACGAACTCAACCGAATAGCCATACCAGTTTTGTTTTGCTACTATCTTGCTTTGTCTTAGAGAATTCAAGAGTCCTAATGTTGCACCTTTAGGTGTCGTTTGTTCCAATTCTTTGACTAGATTCTCCACTTCTAAATCAATTTGCTCTTTGATAGCTTCAATTGCATATTCTCCATAATCTGCTAGTTGCTCAAAGTATTCGCTTAGTTGTTTGGATACTCCATCATTCCAACTCGCCATCTTAACCCCTTAATTTGCCTTTCAAAGTCATTTCGGACAGACTCATTGGTGCTGAATAATGTAGATTTTTGCCCTCTGCTTTTGCGAGTGTTAATGCATCAATTTGCGATGAATAATCCACCAAGTCAAATAAGACATTCAATCCCATATCAGCAACATTGATTTGCACTCCTGTTTTGACTATGCAATACAATAATTGTGTTGTAAAGTCTGTTTCAATCTGGCTAATGTCAACGCTAGACTTTGAACTAGCATATTTTATCTTTTTTTTTGCGAGATAAACAGCGAGAAGAATTCAAGCAATTCGGAAATAAGTTCATTATCTGTCACAATACTAGGTGGAATACTCATTATGAGTTCGCCAATCTCTGGTTTGTTTGGATATTCAGCTGTGGCTATTAGCGAAGCAACAAAGTTTAATATAAATTCGCTATCAAATTGATAGCTTGAAATTGTATCTAAAACTTCGCTTGTTTCCTTTTCACTCAATTTGTCTAAATCGTCAACTGATTGGATATTGAATTTTTTCAATGTTTCAAGTGTTTCCTTGCTTGAGTTCTTTTTGGCAAAAGCGATGATATCATTTAGCAAGTCTTTCCCAAAATAACTTTTGTATAAAATAAAGGTAAGGGCATTGCCACAAAGTTTGAGTTCATCATCTCCTACCTTTATTTTTTTGATTAAACCATATTGTTTCATACTACTCTCCTACTGTTGAATCTGGCACATAGATCTCATCTTGGACATCAGCCCAAATATCACTATTGAGATTGCTGTTCAAAATGGTATAAGTTACTTTGTCTGGCTTATCTTCATCATTGATGTAGTCGTATGGATAAACCTTGACATTGAGTGTCAAATCTCTGATTGTTTGGCCATCAAAACTGGAGCTTGCTAGTGCTGGCAATTGGAACACTGCTCGGTACATGGTGAACATGCTTTCCGATCCATCCCCAACGCTTGAATAATAACCAAAAGCCACTTCTTTAGATTTTGTTTTGCTTTTGATAACTATTGCGCCATTTTTGTCTATTTTTACATCAAAGAACTTGGAATAAACATTGAAAGGAAGAACAGCAAATTTGATTGTTCCTTCGCCTTGCACCTGTGTATTTAACCTAATAAACGAGATGTTGTCATCAGCATTTATGTCTGTTGATTCTGACTTGAAATCAAGGTTAACTTCCATCAAACCTTCGTGATACTCTTTTGTTCCAAATGTACCATCTGGATTGAGTTCAGCCGCAAAGAACTTCTTATTGCCTGTCTCATATAATTGTGAGACATTTGTTGTTTGATTTGGCATATTTCTCTCCTTCTAATAAAGTTTGTATAAGGTCAAAGGATAATGAAAAAGTGAAGTTTCGTTTTCAAAAATCTCATCAGCGAACTCCACTTCAAACCCATTATCCTTAAAAATGTTTTCAATGTTTTCTAGTAAATCAAAGTTTTCTGCACTATCAAAACTCTTTTTACTGAAAACATCAATGGCAATCATAACTTCCCTTATAAAGTCATCATTGTCTGCACTGTATTTCCTTTCAAAACTTGGGAAATAATACGACAAGTAAATAGGTTTATTTCTTGCCTTTGGATTGCGTACCACTCCGTGCCAGAATAGTATGTTGTTTGTTCCATCAATTTCGGCATCACTAAGTCCGATGCCCTCCTGCAAACCAATACTTTTTAGTAGTGATATGACTTCCTTTCTGCAAACTCTTCTTGCTCTAATAGTCCTCATATTCCACCTCATCGAAACTAGGCGCTAATGTTTCATTTGCTCGAATCACAATGTCTGTGTTGTTGAATTCGTATTTATCAATACTCACAATGTCATAGGTTTTATTTTTGAATTCCAGGAATAACTCATTGTTAATCTTAGGATTATAAACAACCTTGAATTGTGTTGTTTCTTCAACTTGCACTGATTTTGCCGAGAACCTTTCGTTCTCAGATAATTCCCTAACATAGCACCATAACCCACCACTTTCCCTACTATGAATATAAGTCTTTACGACTTTTTCATAGTCATCAACTATTTTTGTTTCAATACGAAAGAAACGGACTTTTTTGTCTTTATTCTCTTTTCTCTCCATTAGAATACCTTTTTCCTATATTCCTGGAGCAAGATGGCAACTGCTCGTTCAACTTCACTTGTATTGGTATGCTCTTTATTGTTATAGTAGGAACTTACTATAAATTTTGCAGTTTCTTTTACTGTTTGTGGGATTATATCAAAGTCTGATAATGGATATCGCAAGACCTTTTCTATTATCTCCTGTGCTAAGTTTATCAGGTCGGCAATAAGGGGATCTAACCAATCCCCATCTATGCCAAGATAAACTTTCATTTCTTCAATTGTTGGCATAATTGCCTCCTATTTGATTATTCAGCACCTTGTTCGGTATTATCGTTATTATCGTTGTTTTCAGTGTTGTTTTCGGTGTTTTCTGTGCCATTTGTTTCTTCTACTGGTTCATCGTCTTGTTCCGAGTCTGTTCCATTAGTAGCTTCGCCAGATACAATTTCATCATCTTGGATTTCGTATCTTGCATGACCAACAACTGCGAAAATGTTGCCTTTGAATGTGCTATCTTCGATTGCATCCACAACAATCTCAATTTTTCTTGCATTGTAGTGAGAGATTTCATCTGCAACAAAATCGATTGTTACGATGCTTGCTTCTACGAGTTCAATCTCTTCTTTACGAATTTCTACTTTTGAGTCATCATCAAGCACAGCATTGATTGTTACATTTGTTGTTGCTTTATTTTCGGTGTTTTCTCCAGCAACAGCAAAGCAGATCTTTGCAGTTTGATAATTTGTAAAGGAAAGTTCCTTTGTTTTTACTTCCTTGCTGAAATCTACTTCTTTGTCAACAAGTGCCACGATTCTTTCTGTTAAATACTTACTCATTTTCTATCTCCTTCCTTAATTAGTTTCGTTTTGCGAGTGCCACATATGGTGATACTGTTGCACTGCCCTTATATGGTTGCAATGGTGTATTCCAAGTTGGTTGTCCATCTACCCTATAAATGAATCTAAACACATTTTCATCATAAAGGAAACGAACATGGATAGAACTTGTTGCATTGATACCGCCCTTATCAATCAAAATGTATTGACCAAGGTCTGCAAGCACGATATCTCCAACTTCTCCAACTGCTGAACATTGTTCAAGTGGAACTACTGGTCTGCCAAATAATGAAGCATATGGTGTTTCGCTAAGTCCACCAGCTGGAATATAAACTGGTTTATCTCCAACTGTTAATGTGTAAAGCAATGGTTCAATCTCTGGATTAATAAACCATACTGAGTTTGAACGTGAACGAGCCCATAATCTTGACCACATTTTTACCAAGTTTTCCACTGTGATTTTTGCAGTTTGTCCTTGCTCTTTCTCAACTTTTACAAGTGCGCCAGAGTTAAGGATTCCAAGAGGTTGACCCGCACCAGTTCCCTCAAAAATTGCGGCGTCAATTTTGAAACCAAATTCATCTGCAAAACCTTCACGAATAACATTTTCAAGGGCTGCTGAATCTTGCAATAATTCATCGGTTACATAGCATAGTCCTGTAAGTTTTTTGAGTGTCAATTCCATTGTTCTGAATTTTGGTTTTGAACCTGTGATTTGATCAGCTTCATTTTCCCAATAAGTTTGAATTCCACCCCATCTTGATCCATTTGCTCTGCTAATTTCATCAATAGCATTAATTTTGATACCATTTGCATTGGTTGAAAGCGGTATTCTCTTTACTTTTGATGCAAGGATTCCGGTTTCATAAGTCCTTTTCAAAAGTTCAGCAACAAAGTCTTTCTGAACTAAAAAACCACCATCGCTTGGGTTTGTTTCATTCAAACCGCTTGCACTTCTGGTGGTTAATCTTCTATCTATTCTACCTGCTGGTGTGCTGGCTCTATAAACTGCCATCATCTGTTCGCCAAGACTTCTGAATTTCCTTTCTTCATCTTTCTCAGGATTGTCTTTGACTACTTCTGTTTCATCAGCTTCGCCAGCACTGTCATTCTTTGTGTTGGTATCTTCTTTCTTTTCAGGTTCTGGTTCATCTTCTTTGAAAACCTCGAGTCTAACTATTTGTTTTTCCCAAGATCTCATTTCTTCTTCAAGTTTAACAAGTTCCTTATCTTCTTCATTTGTAAGATCTCTTCCTTCTTTTTCTGCATTTTCAATGATTCGCATTGCCTTAAGTCTGGCATCATTTTTTCTTGCTTTCATTTCTTTAATTGTTCTCATTTTAATCTCCCATAAATTTTAATTTTTGTTTTTTGATCTCCAGCTTTCGCTTGATCGCATTTTTGTTTTCAACCACTTCTGATTGATGATTTTTCAAGATGTCATCAAGCGACCTTATTCCACACTCAGTTTGTGTGTATGCTGGGAAAGTCACTGGACTGACATCATAGAGTTTGACTTTTAATAGCTCTCTTACATCTGCACCATCTTCGTAGTTCCATCTGTCCAGTATGACTGTGAAGCCAAATGACATTTGTGTGATATCTCCACGCTTTATGCTTACAAGCAAATCTTTTGCCCACTGTGTGTTTGGTGGTTTAATCTTTACATGTAAGCCTTTGTCATCTTCTTCAAGTGTCAAAGTACCTGACTTGTTTCTACCAAGAACATAGTTGGGATCGTGATTGAATAAGGCTCTTATATCATCTTCTTGGATTGTCTGTTCAAAAGCGCCTTTTACCACTCGTTCCCTAAATGGCTGATTGCCACCTAGTTCTTCGCTCCAACTATCAAAAACAGATGCGTAGCCATCAATTGTTGGCTCTGCTGAATCTTCTGAGATATCATCAACAACTCTTAATTCTTTAAGTGTTATCGTTCTTCTCTCAAACAAATTCTCCGTTTGTTGTTTGGTCATCATTTACCTCCTTCTCTTGATTTTTTGCACTCTCAGTTCCCGCACTCATTGCTGATATCATGTTGCCATTTAGGAGATACAAATCTCCACCTTGGTCTGCTGGGATCTTATTCATATTTTCTAAGGCTCTTATTTCATTAGCAGACATCCAACCGTTTTGTCTTGCTATTGCATATCCATTCATCCTTGTTACGAAATCCCCTCGCATTAGTCCATCAACATTGAATTTGGCATAGTAGATTGTTCGTTCTTCTTCATTTAGAAGAGATCTGACTATTGCTTGCTCCCAGCGAACAAGCCAAGGTCTGATTGTATGAACGACGAAATCTATTGATTGGTGTTCAATGTTACTGAAAGTGCTTCTTGATAGATCGCCAACCATATGTGGCGGCACACGGAAGATTCGGCATATCTCAGTTATTTGGAATGACCTAGTTTGTAAAAACTGGCTATCCTCTGGCGACATTCCGATTTCATGGTATTTCATACCTTCTTCAAGGACTGCTACCTTATGTGAATTGGCTGTTCCTTGATATACCTTGTTCCAACTATCCCTGAGTTTATCTGGATCTTTCAAAACTCCTGGATGTTCAAGGACTCCACCAGGCCTTGCACCATTGCCAAAGAACCGTGCGCCAAACTCTTCGGTAGCCAAGGCAAGGCCCATTGCTTCTCTTGCGTATGTTATTGGACTGACTCCAATAATTCCGTCAAAAGAAAAAGCAGGTATATGAAATATCTGCTTTGGAGTATAAGTTTTTGTTATTCCACGATTGTTCGTGTATGTGTATTTGATTGCATTGGTGGTCATATCTCTTTCTACGACCATATTCTTGCTTTTTAGTGGATATAGCTCGGATATCTGTCCATTTTTATTTCGTTTTATCAGTGCATAAGCATTCCCCCAAAGTAGCAAGTTTGTCATTAACATTTCCCTAAAAGTGAAGCTTGACATCTCGCTGTTTGGCACATCTTTTAGTATCGTGTATAGGGGATGCTGTTTTGCTTTTTCGCTATCTCCATTTGTTAATTCTTTTAATAAGTTCAAAGGTAAGCTGGCGATTGTTTCGCTTATTACCTTTACACAAGCATAGACCGTAGAGATTTTGAGTGCTGATTCTTCGTCTACATCTACTCCACTATTGCTTTGCTGACCCGTGTCTAGATCAACACCCTTTATGAAGTCAGCAGTTTTTTGATCTATATTTCGGTTTTCTTTCTTTTTTCTGCTAAATAACCCCATTTTACCTCCTATAAAATAATAATCCCACGTTCGTTATAGACACTTTCCTGGCTTTGATGTCTTATAGCTCGATCAAGTGCCATTATAAGTGCAATTGCACCATCAATTTTTTCTGTTGATTTCTCTTTGTCTGGCTTTATGTTTCCTGCTGGATCTGTTTTGATATAGATGTTATCAATCATCCAGTCAAGGACTTCATTGCCACCATGTGCTATCTTTTGTTCAAGCACCAGCTTCATCAATTCCTTTGTCGGTGGACTCATGTCCTTATAACCTTGACCAAAAGGCACTATAGTGAAGCCCATACCTTCTAGGTTCTGAACCATTTGCACAGCGCCCCATCTGTCATAGGCAATTTCCTTGATGTTATATTGAGTACCAAGTTCTTCTATAAACTTTTCAATAAATCCATAGTGAACCACATTACCATCAGTTGTTAGGACAAGTCCTTTGGCTTTCCATTTATCGTATGGCACATGATCTCTTCTTACTCTTAGTTCCAGCGTTTCTTCTGGCAACCAAAAAAATGGCAAGACTTGGTACTTGTCATCTTCATCTTCTGGCGGGAACACCAAAACGAAAGCAGTTATATCCGTAGTGCTTGAAAGGTCTAGTCCACCATAACAAAGTCGACCTTTCAGCTTTTCTTTATCCACTGGGAATGAGCACAAATTCCATTTATCCATTGGCATCCAGCGAACCGATTGTTTAACCCATTGATTGAGTCTTAATTGTCTGAAAAGGTTTTCTTCTGCTGGATTCTCTTTCGCATTGTTAAAGGCAGCACGAATTTTATCAACATCTACCGTTATATCCAGGCTAGGATTCGCTTTGTACCAATTCTTTTCATCAGTCCAATCTTCATCATCTTTTAGTCCGTATATTACTGGATAGAATGTTGGATCATTCTTTTTGCCTTTTAGGATATCCTCTGCTTTTTGATGCACTTCATAGCAAATGCTGTTTCTATCAGTTCCCGCTGTGGTTATAAGAAAATACAAAGGCTGTTTTCTCGCATCTCCAGAACCTGTAAGCATAACATCATACAAGGCACGATTCGGCTGAGCATGAAGCTCGTCAAAAATAACACCATGCACATTGAGTCCGTGCTTGGTGTAGCTTTCTGCTGATAGCACCTGATAAAATGATTTTAGTGGCTCATATACAATTCTCTTTGTGCTGGCTAGTATCTTGCATCGTCTTTTGAGTGCGGGACATTGATTTATCATTTCCACTGCTACATCAAAAACAATTGATGCTTGCTGACGATCTGCCGCACAACCATAGACTTCTGCACCATATTCTCCATCTCCACATGTGAGATATAATGCAATGGCTGCCGCTAGTTCTGACTTTCCTTGTTTCTTTGGAATTTCCACATATGCTGTGTTGTATTGTCTATATCCATTTGGTTTTAATGTGCCAAACAAATCTCTAACGATCTTGTCTTGCCAAGGGAGCAGTTCAAAGTTCTTGCCATACCACACACCCTTCGTGTGCTTGAGTGAGTTGATAAAGGCAACTGCTCTATCAGCAAGTGCTTGACCTCTCTCTTTTAATTCACTCACTTGTTACACCTCAATTTCAATGAAAAAAGGAAGATTGTTTTAA